CGTGCGTGACCTCAAGGTCAGAGATGGTCGGGTTATCGGGCATCATCGGTAACTGGCACGGCGTCCGCGCCGCTTCCGGCAGGATCAGGATTGGCGCAGATTGACGGGGCGACGATGCACAGCCGGTGATCAGCAGCCCGAATACGAGCCACGCGATTAGGGTCCAAGGGCGTCTCAGCATCGGATGCTGTCCTCGCTTCTATTTCAGCCTGACGCGAAAGTTCGCGGATTACAACCTCGCGCGTGTGAAATGTTTGTGTCGCCGCTGCGATTTCTGCGTTACCAATAGCCTCGCGTTCCATGACGGAAACTTGGTCCGCCAGTTGGTCCATTTTGCGGGCGTCGATGCCAAACGGGTCAAACTTAAAGCCGAGGAAGCTAGGTCTAGCTAACCCAGCAAGGCCGAACAGCACCACCGCAACCGCAGCAATGATGAGCCAGCCGGTCGGGGTGATGATGCGGAGATACTTCACGGGTAGCGCTTCCGGTCTAGTTCAACGTGCGGACCGTCGCGCAAGGTTTTCCATGAGCCACCCCAAACGATCGGCACCTTCAGTTCTTTTGCCGCCCGCAAGAACGCTTCCGCGACCTGACCATAAAGAGGCCAGTCCCAGCGAACCTTGCCGCCTATCAGGACCGCAAAATCAATCGCGTGGCCGGTAATGTGACGGCTGTTCATTGTTTGCGATGCGCCAGCTGCCTTGAGTTCACGTTGGCGAGCGACCGTCCGCAGGCCTTCGGTGATGGTAAAATCATGCGGGCTATAGGTCAGGGCAAGTTCGACAACGCGGACCAGGTCGGGATGAACGCCCTTAAGCTTGGCACGAGAACGAGCGCCTAAAACGTAGGTCATGGCTTTTTCCAGCTTGCAATAATGCGGGCAAGATCAGCAGCCGACGCGCCGCCCATGTAGAGGAGGGCAAAAAACGCCTGCGAGCCTATTAGGGCAAGCGCGATGTCCCGCAGCGGGCCACCGTCTGACATCTTCCAGACGATGCCGGCAAGGAGGGCCAAGGTGACAGACACATAGCCAATCGTCACCCAGCGCCGCCAATGGAACGAGGGTTCGGGCAAGGGATCGTCTGCGTTTGTCACGCGTTTGGCTTTCTGCGAGTAGGCGGCGGTAACAAGCGCTCAATTAAATCTGTCAAATGCTTAATCTGCTCTTGCAACCGGATGACCTCGTCGCGCGTATTGTCATGTGCAGCCTCTTTGGCTTGCAAAGCCGCGACCACCGCAGCCAGCGCACTGATTTGCGATGTAAGCGTGGCAAGTTGATTTGTCGTCGCCGTGCCGTTGACGCGGCCTTCAAGCCGCACAAGCCAAATGATGACAGCCACGCCAGCGAGGCCAAGGGTGATGAGGGGGCCAGGTTCAAGGGTCATGATTAAACCAACCAACGCCAAGTGAAGTCATAAATGCGTTTTGTGCCGCTGCCGGTCCATGTGTTGCCAACCATGTCGCGATACAGCGTAAAGACACCGCCCGTTGACAGTTCAGCCTCGCCCCACGTCGCGGTGCTGTTATCCATGACTTTTGCATACAGGCGGCGGGTGCCGGACGGGCGCATATAGGTCGGAAGCGGGATTGTCGTTCCGAGCGTAAACGCCGTTGCGTTTGACGTGCCGCCGACAATTGCCGTGCTGCTCATAATCGCCCACGGTCCCTCGCGTCGGATAGTCACGTTCATGTTTGAAACGCTGTCGATCCCCGCCACGCTCAAAAGGAACGACGCCGGGTATTCGCCCAGCGCAATGCCGTCCTGAGAAACCGTTAGATCAATCGCCGGGTCAGACATAAACCGGGTGAACGTTACGGAACTGTTTGTTAAGAGTGTGCCGCTAATAAAGGCCCGCGTTCCGACGTAGGTGTTCAGTGACGCATCAGACCGCAACAGATTAACGTCAAGTCGAACTGAAACTACTTGTGCGCCGCCCGAAGTCAGGTCCACATACCTTGGCGAAGTTGTGGACACGCCCGTGCCAGGGCTTTGCACGTTGTCGATTACCGCGCGGTAGAAGCCACGCGCCCCCGTGTTAATTTGCAACCCAGCACCGTAGGGGTTGATGAGTTCAACATCCATGCCGCAAGCGTTGTCGCAATACTGAACTTTTGCCGCGCCAATAGTTCCGACCAGTCCACCAAAACCTGTTGCCCGCCCGCTGATATAACAGCCTTGAGCGCGTGTTGAGGCGTTGGTATCGGCAGCGCCAGCGATCAAGAACGCATCGCCGCGCTGCTCGTTGCCGTCCGCATAGGTCGCAAACGCAGTGGACGTATTTACCGCGTCAACGTCCCTTGCAAAGCATCGGACAGGGCCGAGAATGTTGCCTCTTGCCGTCAGCCAAACAGCCCGGCGGCTACCTCGAACGACCGGCGCAACGAACCCGCAATCCACCCCGCCATGAGTGTCAAACGGCTGCCAAGAGAAGCCCTTGGCAAACCCGCCGAACCAGACGCAGCGTTCCGAGTTGGGGTAGCGGACCACGTCCGCGACAGCCAGCGCCGCGTCGTTACCCGACCACGACACGGCAAAGCACTCAAGATCACCCCCGGCAACCAAACCGGTCGCATCAAGAAAGATGCCGCCGACGCCAACGCAGTCGCGCGTCCCCTGCGTAACCATGAACCCGTAACCGAAGTTTTTGGCGACGGGATTGGTGACGACCATGCGCTCGACATAAAGCGGCTGGATGCAGAGATAGCCGAAGTCTTGAATATCCGGCTCAAGGATTTTGATGTCGGAGATAAACGTCGGGGCGACCCCTGCGCCGTTGACGGTGCCCGACAGGTAGATGCCAATGGACGTGGCGTTGTATGTGCCGGAAGGTCCGCGCAGTTTGGGCTGGATCAGCGTAACGTTCGATGCGGTGATCGACAGGAGTGAGATGTTCGCAGCCGTCGAAATGGTCGCGCCTTGGAAGTCGATAGTCGAGTTCGCGGGGATCGTCAGGCCGGTCGTGCAGCGATAGTTCCTACCCGGTCGCAAGGTCAGGACAGCGTTAGCCGCAGCCGCCGCCGTGATTGCGTTCTGCATGGCCGTGGCGTCATTGGTCGAGCCGTCGCCAACCGCGCCGTATTGTTCTGGATACACGACGCGGCGCAAGGCAGTCTGCACCGTTTCAGCCGCAGCCCCCGTGCCGGATTGCAGGAGGCCGACCAGTGCCGAGCCGCCAGGTGCCGAATAAAACGCCTTAATGTAGTCGGAAAACACCGTCGCAGTCGTGCGCTTGGCAGGACCGGGCGAACGATAAACGGCCAGCACATCGCTATCCACTACCGGGGCGGTTAGTGCCTGAAGTTCAGGGAAAGTCTTACGGGGCGTATCGACCATTTTAGTCCCTTAAAACTTGATGATGAAAATCAGGGCAATGTTACGCGGGCGCGTCTCAGTGCCGCCAGTCGAAGCCGTGTTGTATGGCGTAATGGTTTCAGCGCCGCCAGTGCCGGTCGTGGTCAAGCCTGATCCAGTGTCATCGGTCGCAGACGGAGGGGTAACGCTGTGAACGTGTGCCTCAATGGCCCCAGCTTGCGCCGAACCAAACGCGCGAGCCGGATCAATGCCTCGCCCGTTATCCCAGCCACGGGCAAACTCGCCGCGCATATTGGGCAGGTTAAATGTGGTTGAACCATCCCCCACTCCAAACACCGTGCCGATTTCCGCAAACAATTCGGCATAGGTCGTGCGAGAAACAGCAGCACCGCTACATTCCAGCCACCCGGTAGGAACGCCAAGCTTTGCATACATCATGACGGACCCGACAGGGACAGCCGCTGCAAACGTGCCAGCCGCGCTAAGGAAGCGAGCCGCAGCCGCATCGCCAGCCGCAGGGGCAGGAACCAAGCCCTTAGTGCCACCCGAGCCGCTATCGCCCACAACCGCGCTCAACAGCGTCGTTGCCTGAGTGCCGGTCAGGTCTTCTACAGCGCCCGTTCCAGCCGTCACGCGGCCTTTGATCGTAGCCGTGGCAACTGTCGCCAGTTTGGCATTTGTGAACGATGCGTCAGGAACGGTCACAGTCGAAGTGAAGGTGGCCGTGCCGTTAAAGGTCTGGTTGCCGGTAAAGGTGCCAGTAGCCACTACCGACAACGTATCTGCGCCAGCGTTGCCAATGGTCGTGTTACCGTTGACCGTCAGGTTCCCCGTAACCGTTTGGTTCCCAGCAAACGTCACACCGAGCGGGAACGTCACGCCAGATGACGTAGCCGACAGGACAGACACGCCGCCACAAACCAACGCCGCTTGGTTTGCAGCCGGGAAATAGAAGCCCGTGTCCGTGTCGCCAATTACGGCAATTGACGGCGCCGTAATCAGGCCATCGGAAACGCGGATGCCTTGAGCAAACGGGATAACCGCAGCAGCAGCCGTCTGGCCATCAGATGCCAGCGATTGCGTAAGCGCCGTAGCGAGGTCCGCAAGCGTTGCGTTCCAATCGTCCGACAGGATAGCGGTTTCTGGAACCGCAGGGTTCCATGTGTTTGATGGGGGCGAATATGAGCCAGAACCGTTGCGGGCCATTTCTAGTCCTCTTGTCCTGCCGTAACCGCTACGCCCGCACGGATGCGGTTAGCGCCACGGGGACGGTTAAGCGCACGGGTCAGCCGGGCGTTAAAGTCTTCGGAGTTGGCCATCAGCAGATCGGCCAGCGTTTCGGCGTTGCGGCGGGCCACAATGTCATCAATCCCAGTTGCAATCCGACCCGGAATTCCGGGAATGTTTGCAACAGAGCGAACCGCGCCAGTAGCCACGTTTCCGCCTGCAATTTGGCGCTGGATGTCTTGGTTAAACGCCGTGTCGGAACCCGCGCGGTGACGCTGGCCCGTGGCTTGCAGAACCTCGACAAGCTGCGCCATCGGGTCAGAACCGCGAGCGGGCATTGCGTTGGCGCTAAGGGCTGGGAACGCCATGTTAGGGTCGGGGCGGTTCACAACGTCCAGCGCACCCATAACAGTCCGGCGTTGTTCAGGGTTGCCAAAAGCTCGCGCGGCAAAGTTCGCACCGCCGAACTGGTTAGAACCCGTGGCCAAATCTTGCTGCGCTTCCATCGCTTGACGCGCCAACTGCTGCCGAACAAGCGGGCCACCAACAGACGGGTCAATCTCGCCCATGAGTTCTAGCGCACGGGCGGTTTCAGCGGCTTGGCCTTCAAACGGCGTGTTAGGGAACATGAGCCCCGTCATGTTCTCAAGTTTTGGAGCGGGGCCTGCGTCAGCGAGTGCGCCAATCTGACCGGCCCGCAACGGGTCAATAAAGGCCTCGTTTACGCCGCGCACGGTGTCGCGAGCCATTGCGTAATCAGGCGAGGCTTGACGAGCAAGCGCGTCCGCTAGGTCAGCGGCCTGACCGCGAACGGACGCCCGCGTCATCGAACCGCCGACTCGCGCAGAGTTTGGCGCGGCTTCTTCGGCCATCGTGCGGAGTTGCTTCACAACTTCGTTGATGACGTTCAAATCATTGTCGGGGGTCGGAGCCGGAAATGCGTCAAAGCGGGAGCGAAGATCGGCTGGGTTAAAGATTGTTGAAACGTCAGACGCCCCGCCAAAAGTGGCGTTATCCGCAGAATCAACCATATTGTTTGTGCGAAGACCGCCGAAACCCTGACGCCTCGCCCAATCAGCAAGATCGTTGTTTGACCTATAGTCGCTGAGAGTTCCTCCAAGAAGGCGGTCGAAGGTAGTTTCTTCGGCAGGACGGACGCGAGTTTCTGGGCCTCGCGCTAATCCAAGACCCTCAAGAATATCGTTCTCTTCAGTTCGCGACGCCATTATCTCAGGCGTTCTAACAGGCGTGTCCCCCGTCAACCGATTCCAATTTCTGCCGCCCGCGTCCGCCACCACTGACGCGTTTTCTCGCGCCAGCACAGGGAACACGACGCCGCCCTGAGATGGGGCATAGGTGCTAGCAATCTCTGGGTCAGAAGAAAAGAACGTGCCGCGCCTAGCCGCTTCGCGAGAGGTAGAGAACAACTGGTCCTCCCCCGAAGCGCCGCGATAGCCCTCAGTCGTGAACCCTTGCTGACGCGCCCGAAGCATCCGCGTCGGCTCATCCATCGGAAGTTCGCGGCTGAGAAGCGGTGCAATTTCCTCATCGCCGCGAACGGCGCGTAGCGCGTTCATAAACGACGGAGTTTCCGTCAATTGCTGGAACTGTTCAGGGGGGAGGGATTGACCTGGCAAGCGCCGATAAAACGGGCCAGCGTCCTCATTTGCGCGTTGACGCAAGCGGGTCAGCACACCCTCTGCCGCGTCGCGGACCCGAGGCGCAAGTGTAGACGGCTCAACGCTTGGCGCAATCTGGTTCAGCCGCGCCTCAATAGCGCCCTGCACTTGCGCGGGGCGATTGGCAAACATCGGGGCCATGCGCGTCGTCTGGCCTTCGACCACACGCTGCAACCGACCCAGACCTGACCCGCCGCCCGTGACTTGCTGAATGGCCTCCGCGTTGGTTAGGTCAATGCCCATCGCTTCCGCGTCACGCCGAAGCGCCGTTGCTAGTTGCAAGTTTTGCGGGGTTACGCCTTCCGCCGCATTCCGAAGGGAGATGTCAGCGCCGCCGCGAACCGCACTTAGACCACCGACACCGAAACCGCCTAGCAGACCGCCGCCGAGCCGCGCCAAGCCCTCTGCCGTCGTATCGCGCTCACCGCCGCTCATACCACGCGCAATCTGACCAGCGGATTCGCTTGCAAACGCCGGAACCGCTACAGACGCGCCCCTCGCAAGGGCAGAGCCGGGGGCCAACGCGCCGGGCAGAAATTCCCCAAGGGTCCGCGAGTATTCACCTGCAACGGTCTGCGGCTGATAATAATCCCGCCCCAGCCCCTGACGAATCGTCTCGTTTAGTTGTTCGCCAGTCGGGCCAACAATGCCAAATCCGGGCATATTTTGGCCCAGCGATTGCTCGCCGTAAATCATTTGGCCGATTGTGCCTTGCATACCAGCAAGGCCGGTCAGTCCCTCAACCACGCCGGTCGGGAGCGATTTTGCTATGTCTTCGACGATAGACTGCGGACGAACATTAACGCCCGGCGCTTGTGGCAGATCACCGACGCGAAACTGTCCTTCTACAGGGTCAGACGGAAGGGCATAGACCGTGCCATCAGGGCCTTTAACCCACATTCCACGCGTCATGCCCGCAGCGGTCGCGCGGTCCACCGTAGCAAGATCAATTGGGTTGTTTGGCGACGAACCGGGGCCGGTGTCAGGATAAATGCCGTTGTCACCCGTGTCCTGCTGCGGATTGAAACCGACCGAGGCGTAAAAATCAGCAAGCGGGATGTCAGAATAGAACCGGCCATGAATGGCGTTTGCCAGTGTCATGTCGTCCATGTCGTCATATTCGGGGAACCGTTCCCGAACCTGATCCATTGTCATTTTTTCTTGCGGCATTAGCGCAGCCCCAAGGGATCGTTGTTACCGGATGCAGGCTGGTTTGGCCGAGTAGGGGCATTTGAGCGACGCTGCGGGCGGGGTGCGGGGGCTTCTTCACCACCCCATCCAAATGCCTCACGGGTCCGCGACGGCAGGACGTTATTGAACGCGCCAGCGCCAAATGTTTCCGTCACAAGCGGCTCATACGACAGCACACGGTCGCGATACACCGCGTTCATGTTTTGGTATATGTCCTCGCCGGTCGCCAACAGTTGCGCCCGGATTTGAGGACTAAACCGGCCCGACGACGTAAGATAGCCTTGCAGACCCGCAATGCCGCCGTTGATGCCTTGGGCTTGCAGTTGCAGCGCAACGTCGCCTTCACGGACCACACCTTCGTCAATGAGTTTCTGAAGGCCGTTAATCATGGCAATGTCGCCCGCACCATTCTGTGCGCGAGAACCGGCGCGAAGGGCTTGGATGTTCCGCTGAAGCAGCGTGGCGGAATCAATAATCGGGTCCACCTCTTTGCGGAGGTTTGTCAGTTCAGCAAAGCGGCGAGTCGGGGCGTTGAGGTCTTGCGGACCACCGCCTTCAGGAACCAAACCACCGCCAATACCACGGCTAAATCCTTCCGGTGGTCGCCCAACAACACTAGGCACCCCAAACGGATTAACCGACACGCCAGCACCCTCAGGCAAGCCAAAAACGTTTCCGGCTCCAACCACCTGATTGGTGTTCATCGCTTGTTGCGGAATGCCACCTTCAAGTGGCGTCCATTGGCGCGTAACCGCATCGACCACGCCAGGAACGCCATTAATTGACTGGAACTCTTGCCGTTCCGCAGCAGGCGCGTCCATGCGCTGACGGATGCGGCTAATCTCGCCATTTACCCACGCTCCGACCGCAGGGTCACCCGTGCGGCGGAATATGTCCAAGCCTTCTTGAATGCTTGCCAGTTCGCCGGGAGTGCCCGCCAACGGGTTTTGCGGGGCCGCAGGCGCAGCGGGCGCAGCCATTTGCGGCGCGGCAGTCGGACCTTGTTGCGCTGGCAGCTGGCCAAACAACAGCGCATTTTCCAGCGTTGGCTGCGGCGTTGCCTCGACGGGCGCAACCGGCGTTGGGGGCGGCACGTTAGCAACAGGAATGGGCTGACCGACATTGGGCAGGTTAGACCCCATGACCTCACCGACCGGCGCTGTAGGCCCGGTCGATGCCGGTGTGCTTGGCATCGGCACCGTCGTAGGCATGGGCGTAGGCGTTGATGCAGCGGCTGACGGCGGCGGTCCTCCACCCAAACCACTGAGCTGCAAAGCATAAGCACTAGCCTGATCAGCCGTCCGCGCTGCCCGTTCGTCACGCACAGCCCGCTCTGCACGGTTAGCGCCGAATTGCGTGATGCCTTGGCCAAGAAGTCTAGCCGCAAGTTCGCCGTAGCCGCCCTTAATCTCAACGGGCTGGCGCTGTTCCTCAAGCAATTTAGCCAGCATTGCGCTACGGCGCATTGCCGGGGTTTCGATCATCTGCGGGACAGGCATGGGAGCGCGGGCCATTTAGAGCTTCCCGTAATCGACCATGAGGAAGCCTGTCCAGTGACGGACCACCGCGTCAATGCCAGCCTTGAGAACGTCCTGCGCCATGACGCCAATGTGACGCTTGCGGCCCCAGACGTAGCGGTATTCGTAAATCGGCAGGCCGTTAGCCATCGTGCCAACACGCTTGATGTCGCGCTTAAGGCGACGGTCAGACGCGCCAATCGCAGCGCCACCGAGCGAAAACAGGCCGCTCATCAGGGCGTTCTGCTGACCCACGCGGGCCTGATAGTTTTGGTTAAGTTGGTTCTGGCTCATTTGGTTCGCCCCGAGAACGTCCGTCTGGCCCACGCCGGTCGGGCTGTATTGGATGCCCTGCGGCATACCAACCTGGCCCGTGCCTAGCAGGGCTTGAAGCTGTTGAAGGGGTTGGTTCTGGACGTAAGCCCGCTCTTGCAGGCCCTGCGTCCGCGCCTGATTACCGAATGTCCCGCCCGCAATGGCTTGCTGAATAGCGCGAGATTGCTCCGCACCACCGGCTTGGATGGCTTGGTTGGCTGCCTCTCCGTATGCGTCAGCTCTATCTCTAGCAAAATCAGCTCGAAGGTTTCGCGTTGCCTCGCTATTCGCTCCAAGGCCCTGCGCGGCAAGACGTGCATCTTGCGACCTTTCAAGCCGCTGAAATTGCGGGTCGAGCCTACGGGTCTGGCTGGCATAAACCGAATCCTCAAACCGTTGGCGGTCAAAGTCAGGCGCGTTGTAGCCTTGTAGTTCTGGCAAGCCTTCGGTGCTTAAGCCTTGACCAAGCGCCGTATTCACGCGGCCAATCTGCTGGCCAGCCGTGTCTAGGGCGCTACCGTAAACGCCAGTCGAGCGTTCGTAGTTCTGCTGTTCAAGCGGCGAGAGCGTCGTTTCCTGACGGTAGCCGCCAGGTTGCGTCGGGTCTGCAACGTAGCGCGTTGTGCCTTGGGGGCCGCTAGTGCCAATAAGGTTTAACCTCTGCTGCTCTTGTGCCGTGCGCGTGTTGGCGCTTGCTTGCGCGTTTGCAAGCGCAACAGGATCGGGCGCGGCTGGCGGGCGCGGCTTAGACACTTTACACTACCTCCGAAAAGGTTAGAGTGACTTCATGCCCAGACAGACTGAAGACCCCACCGTTCGTTTTTTCCGCTACGTCGATAAAAGCGGTGATTGTTGGATTTGGAATGGCGCTCGCAACCCAAACGGTTACGGGTTCTTTGGTGTTAGCAGAACCGTGAAAGGTTTGGCTCACCGCTATTCCTTTGCCGTTACAAACGGCCCCATTCCTGCTGGTATGTGCGTTTTGCACCGATGCGACACGCCCGCTTGCGTAAACCCCGACCACCTTTGGCTTGGGACGCAGGCCGAAAACATGGCCGACAAGGTTGCGAAGGGCCGTCAGCGCGTTGGCGCTAAGGACCGTCACCGCCTGTCTAAGGTTACGCGCGAAATGGCTGCTGACTTTATTCGTCGCCGCGCAGAGGGCGAAAAGGTTAAAGACATTGCCAAGGCCGAAGGGCTTTGCGTTCAAACGGTAAGCGATTTGCTTAACGGACGACACTGGACGGTTCGCGATTGAAACGGTGAACAGCCCACTCGGAAGCCAACAAGCCGGATATGATTGCGTCATCGTCACCATAGCCTGCCCTAATAGTTCCTTCGTGCTTGAAGCCGAACTTGATTAGGAACTGGCGAGCGCGTTTGTTCCGCTTGGGGGTCGCGCTGGTGATCCGGTTGCACTTCAATTGATTGAAGGCGTATCCCAAGATACCCGTCACAAGGCGAGGCGTCAACCAGTTGGACCGACTAGCGGCAAAGCTAACCTCAATGTTGCGATATTGAGGCTGATATTGGTTAAAAACCACGCCGCCAATGAGATTGTCGTGCTTATCGACCACCCCGATAGCTTCGCACGGTCCCCAATCCAGTCCATGCCCAATCTGGTCCGCTACCCACTGAGCGACAAGCGGGGAGAACGGGCCGGAGACTAGCCTCAAAGCTGCCCGCCTGTCTGGTTTTCGTATTTCAGATTGAACGCGATAATCTCGCACGGCGCATTGGTGTTTCGTGCCGATTGCATTGCAATGATGCCGTCTGCCTCATAGGCCAGCGACGTATCATCATCCACGCCCAGATCAATAAAGAGCGTAGCGTTTGGCGCTACACGCATCCGCACGGCGCCGCAGTAGCCAATGCCGGTAACGCTCGTCCAACTATCGCGCGTTTGCACAGCCTCAGACCAAACCGCTACATCCCAAAGGCCCGTATCCCATCGACCGCCCGTTGTCCTAATTGTGGTCGGGACAGCGGTTGGCACCTTTTCCTTGAAGTCCGTAACGATTTCAATAGCCGGGGCTAGGTCTGCGCTAATCCGCAATACCGGCTGAATCATTTCAAACTTCTTCAGGCTGCCACGCGACCCAAAATAGTTAAATGCCGTCTTGATGTCGCCAACGATGCCGGTGTTATTGTCCGCAAAGCCGCTGTCCCACAGACAGACAGAATCAGCCGCACCAAAATACATTTGGTCGTTGGCCACAGCCCAGCAAAACGCATTAATGCCCGTAAACCGGCACCATGCGCCCGTCTGGACGTTCTGCACATACTGCTCCGACCGCGTGAGATTGGCTGTCGGGACGTTAAAGATTGCCAGCGTCCCCTTGGGATACAGTGCCCCTTCCCAACCAAAGTTGTTGCGATATTTGGTCGTCGATTGCTGAAATGCATTTTGGATTTTTTGCGTCAGCGCCACAAGGTTCTCTTGTGCGCGGTCCAGCTTCAGCGCCTGAGAAAGCGGAACGACACCGTTGGTCGTCAGCACTACCAGGTCAGAACCATACTTGATGAGCGACCGGCGCGAGAGCGGCAGGCCAATGTCATAAACGCCGACCAATGCCCAGTTGTTTGCATCCGAAGGGTCGAGGCCTTGATACACGGCCACTTGACCTTGCGTAGTGACCCACACCGCCAGATCATCGGCACCAGAACCACCGTCCAGCGTCCATGTCGATTGGCAAAGAATTGAGCCGCCTTTATCAAAAATAGGGCCGAGGTCCAGCAGATTGGCCGCGCCTTGAATGGCAAACGGCTCAAGGAACCAGCACCGCAGGCTATCCTCTTGCACAAAGAACAGGCGGCCCTTGTGGTCCATCACGTCAACCAACGTGCGCGGGTCCAGCGTAATGACCCCAGCCGAGCCGGTGATAACCGTAGAGGCAAACGTAGAGCCGTCGTAATAGATCGGGTCAACGGAGCCGTTTGCCGCAATCATGAACGTGCCAGCATCGTTGGCAAAGTTAATCCATTGCCAGCGGGCATTGCCAGCGCCCGAGAACACCTCAACCGGCGCGTCGTTCTGGTTGCTTACGTCATAGATCGAGCCGCCAGCCGCTGCAAAAATCTCATCTGGCACAACAGCCGTGCCACCACGCCAAACCATCAACGATTCAGTTGGGAGTGGCAGACCTTCTTGCCAAGGCACAAACCCCTTACGCAGTTCCACATAGCCAGCGCGGGGAATGAAGTTGTCCAGAATGACCGCGTTCTCAGGCGGCATATCAGCCAACGGAGATTGCGCGTCCCATCCTCCAACGGGAGCTGGGACAGCGCGTCCGATAGACACTCGCTGTTGAGTTACCGACCGTAAAGGCTGGCGACCGTATCGCTGCGCCGCTTGTCTCATATCGCCACCCATGCCCCAGAACGGTTCTGATAGCCTTGTGCGCCGATATAGAACAACCGACCGTCTGGGCTATCCGCAGCGGCTGGCAGGGCTGAACCATAGCCGGGCGCATACACCGACAACAGCGCGTTGATCTTCTTGCGCTGCGTCTCTTGGTTTTTGGTGTCAGAAATGGTGACGAACAGGATCATCCAGGGAACCCGCCCTCTTGGATGTTCGTTGACCAGCCGTAATAGTTGCCGCCCGTGCTGTCGATTACGCCGTTGCCGCCATCACGGGCCATGCGCTGATTACGCTCGCCCTGATAGGTGCGGAAATCTTCACTATAATCGAGGCCCTTGGACTTCAGGAAGCGCCAGCGAAGGCCAAGCGGGAACAGCTTGTCATCTAGATACGTCAGGTCAGTATCAGCAAGGAACGACGATTGCGCCGAACCGGCAGCCGATTTGGCCCAGTTTGTCGTGATATACTCATAAGCAATCGTCTCCCCGGCGGCGGGCGTCGGCGTCACCAGAAACTGACCGTCCCGCTCAATAAAGGCCAAAAACACGCGATTTAGCTGAGGCTGCGCTTGGATGGCCTGCCACTCTTGCGGAGTGATGGGGCCGTAAATGTAGCGCATGGTCGTTCTGTTGAAGAACGAGTTGGCAATGAAGTGGTCTAGATCAGACGGGATGGCGCTGGACTGCACCGCGCTAGCCACCGTATTAAACAGGTGTTGCCGACGCATCACCTGCCAATCGTAGGTTCCCGACAGTTCGTCGCCTTCTTCATTGGCCAGCGCGTAAAGCTGCTGAACCTGAGCATCAGTCGAGTTCACCACTTCCGTAGGAACTGGAATCGACAAAAGACGGCAGGCCCTTTGGACGATTTGAAGAAGGTTCATGGCCATTGGTTAGGCTTTCGCAGGACGCCCGCGCTTTTTAGGGGCGGGGATGGTTTCAGGAACCGCCACAACGTCCGTTTGGTCGTCGCTGACAGGCTGGGCTACACCGCCGGGACCATCCACCCCGTCGTGATCAAACGCTTCAATCGGCGCGTTATTGAACGCCGTCTTGAGATACATATCATATTCCGCGCCGTGCGCCGCCTTGTCCGCGTCTGTAGCTACACGCGGGCCAATGACCGACGACGAATCGGCCTGAAAGCGAAACATCAGGAACTTGCCTTCCTTGTAGAAGGTAGCACCGGGCTTATACATCACGTCGCGTTCAAGACCGCTCATGCCACTTCCTTCTCAGTTTTGGCTTCCAGTGCCAGTGCCAGTTTTTCCTCAAGCTCACGAATGCGCTGCGTCA